TTTCCATGTGAATGACCACACAGACACGAGTATCCCTTTGATTGTTCAGGGTATATCAGTGGGCTCATGTGAGTGCAAAAGAACCTATCATGATCAATATCAAGAAGAAATGATTCTCCAACCATGTTTACATTTGGAGCGATACGAAGCGGATAAATTTCACACTTCTCAAACCCACTAGGTAGAGTCGCCTGATAAGCTTGATAAACACCTGAGTTATGATTACCCCAAACCATCAGGGTTTCGCAAGGAATTCGATTGAGGAAATCAATGATTGGACCTGATCCGATACTAAGACCAACATCACCAAGACAGATTAGAAGATTGTTTGAATCAAGTTGAGCGAATTGCTCATCTATCCAATCATTGTGTTCTTTTGCAGTATCGAAACCGCGAGGACCATAAAGGAAATCCCTATCGTGTCCATAGTGAGTATCACTACACACTTTAATGCTTGAGTAATCTTTACGTGACTTTTTAATCTTTAGCATATTAGTTAATTATTTTTTCTAGTTCGTAATGCAATACAGCGCTTTCGAATGTATCTGTAAATTTACGGTTATCTAGTAGACTAAATGCTGCGCTGCGACGCCAATCCGAATACTTGGTTGTAATATCAAGAGCTTGATCTCTTCTGGTCTCGTGATACGAAAGTTTATTTACATGCTTTTTGAGTTCGTCGAGTTTCTTCAGATAGACATTGTACGCTTCAATGATTTTGGAAATGTCATCCTTGATTTTCTCTGCGATTTCAAAGTCAAACATTGTTTCAACGTAGTCGTAGAAGTCTTGGTATGTAGTGAATCGAGATGACGCAATGAACATATCCATCACATTTTTGATAGTCCTAATACCAGTAGTAATCTTATGTAACTGGCAGTACTCAGAAGCTTTGATCTTCTTCAGAGTTTGACCATCTGGCGAATACAATACAACACCTTCCTTACCACGCCAAGCGTCAACATCCAGGATGCAGTCTTCAACAGTTGTATACTCAAACTTCTCAGGACGATTTACATCAATAATTTGAGCATACTGATCAAGATCTTCATTACGCCAATACAACCCAGTTTCATTATCAACAACTCCAATAAGAGTTAGCGTTGGTTCATTATGCTCTCTCAGAACGATGATATTAGTAGGTGTAGTCCATTCGTACAAGTACGAATAACTATGATTCATTTTATCTTCGTTAAATACTGATGGATACTTACTCTTTAGAACTTTAAGTTCGCCGCCGTTAGACAATTGAGATGCATCAACGGTACCACGCGTACGAATAATTGGAGTATTTTTGTAAACAGAAACGATCAAGAGGGAACCATCTATTTTGTGTCGCGCCTCAATTTTCCAAGACTTATCCCATGGCTGGAATGCTGGTTGCTCGCCGAAGTTAGTAAACTTACCGAAGCCTTGCGAGATAACGAAGTTATCATCCTTACGGACGATGCAGCTACGAAAACGAGAATTTTCGTTAGACCACTTAGTAGACATGTCTTTTGGAGTAATGAGCCAGCACTTGTCACCGGCTATCACGCAATCAATAAAGTTGAATTCAATTGGAGATGGCAGTTTCATTACTAGTATAGTATCGTAGTGTTCCCTAGAAAAGCAACAGGCTCGTTTTGATGCTGTTAGCTTGTGCTTGCTTAACAGTCTCAGGTACATTATGCACATCGGTATTACCGTGGCGATTTTCGAGAACCAAAGAGATAAACGTAGCGTTTTGCTGTTTTGCAGCTTTTTCATAGAAGCCAAAATCACGCTTTTTGGTGTTGGTATTTGCAACCACAATTCCAAGAATTTCCTTGTCATTGAGGTGATCCATGAACTTCTGTTGACATTCCGAATGAGCTGCGTCAAGCTTAGACGCATCAAAATTATAGTTTCCTTGATCATCAATAAAGTAGTCATCAGCACACACAGTCACCCAACCTGGCATTGAGGTAAGAATATTTGCAAAAGTAGACTTACCAGCGCCAGAGACGGCTCGGAGAACTACGACAGTTTTGTTTTTCATATTTTAATTTGAATTGTATCTGGCCAATATGTCATTGTAACTTGACCGTTCTTATTGAGATTGCCTAGTGTAACATGAAGACCCCTGTAATTAGGACCATCTTTAATTTTAAGCTCAGCTTTAATTCGTGTAATATCTTCTGAAAAAACTTCAAGGTAATACATTGTGAATCCTTTTGTCTGACCACCTCTAATTAAGTTGTTACTATAAGAGAATGGTATCTGAACTCCGTGAAACTTTTTTGCTGCAAGAATGTAATTGATATTATGGTACAGCTTGCTATTGGCAATCGTAATATGACTACCGTAAGCTGGAGCGTGTAGCTTAAGCCATTTTTCTTTTGCTAAAAACCATTTATAATACGCAACAAAATCATCCGAGATATCTACAACGATGCGCTCGCTGTTTTGATCTACGTTAATTCTGCCAATAGCTGAAAGCATCACACTATAGTTTAACGAACCAAATATTGTATACTACAACAATAGATAATATTACTATAAATATAACTTCAATAATGCTCATGCAAAGATATTGATACTACATTCACCAAAACTTTACCACAAAATGGTAAATTACGTAGATAATCCATGCAGAGAGGGCGAGTGAACCAGCCATGGTGAGTAACCAAAGGGCTGTGAGTATAAATCCAATTTTGTTTTTCATATTATGTTTTTAAATTAAGTTTGTAAGAAACAATTTGACATCTTCAGCAAAGCTGTCATCTATAAAGTCTACACCGTAATAATCATGAATTTTCAAATAATTCGTTTTGTATGTGTCGTTGATACCGATGAATTGTATCTTACCTTCATTCTGACGAGGAGGTAGATTATCAATCAACACATTATTTGGATTAGCATACTCATGCGGAGTAGTTGTACTGTAACCATCGCTGATGGTATCGTCATATGCTGTATTAACCCAAACTCTTGCTGCGGCCTGATCTTCTCGAGCAAAGATATCAGCGTTATTAAATCCCCAACCTGCTAAAGCGTTAACTTGTTCTGCGTAGTCTCGTGTAGCAGTAGTGAGAATATGTACGTTTTCCTTACCGACAAGATTACGACTAAATTTAATTAATTCGTTGCTGACAGGTCTGACGATTGTGTAGTACATATGATCATCAAATACAAGCTGTATATGCTCTTGATTTGGTCTAGACATTAGAGTGTGAATCAATGTCTCATCGATGTCCCAAAAGATCTTATTAATCATATATTAATTATATTGAAGTTCCGTTAGAGTAAAGTTGATTTAAGACTTCTTTGATGTTTTTCGCTCCACATTGGTTTGCGCTGTGGATGTAGCAGGTTGGAGTTTTGATCCTACCAGCCTCGTTCCACTTGTCAATCAAATATTCAGCACAGTGTTTACCAGTCGGTATTTTTAATTTATCATATTCAATCAGACCAATCAAATTTGTTACATCATGGTAGTGATTTATGTGTTCGACGTGTAAGTCATGATCAAAGCTAATCACATCAGGAATTCCATTTTTTTCAAGATAATCAACAAATTGTTCATAAGTTCGAACAATATCCCAATTACCATTAGGTATACCTGATATATTCTCAAGTGATCTACCTGTGATAATTTGTTTTTTGTCATCGCGGCGAGGATAAATCCAAGCATCTTTCGGTAAACGTAAATCATCTAAAAATAAATACATTTGATTTAGTGGTTTATATTCTGGTACAAAATTTACCAACTCTTGAGCAGTTTTCTTTGCAAAGATTAGATCATGATTGATACGACCCTGCTTACTCAGAACACCGCTCTTAATTTGATCTCCTGTAATGTCGTTAATAGCCATCTTTTAACTGAGTTGTTATAAACTTCGTATAACTATCTTCAGGATCAGAGCTACAATTAAACACGAAATCAAATACAAAGTCGTTATCATCAATTTTTGTTGTTGTTAGTGTTTTATTGTACAAGCAGTCAATCTCCGATTGGATTAGACTAATTTTATCTCGGAGCTGGCTTAGTGATTGTATTTGTTCGTCGGTTAACTTTTTCATTTTCACATTGTTGTTTTATTTAGCTACATTCTTTGAGAAGTTTTTGACTGCAGAAAAAGCACCTTGAGGCATGAATCGGTTCTTATTTTCGTTCCATGTTTGCGCTGAGAGAATTTCAATCTCACCTCCTACTTTACCTGAATATATCATTCTACCCTTAGGTCGAGGTACATCAGGACCTGTAAAAGCACAAGACTTACAATTTTTCAAACCAAGCTCAGCACGAGCAGATTCAACTGTATTACCACACCCACAAAACATATTCATACTTTA